ATTCTCAAGTGCATATTCCCGGACATCATTATAGTCCCTCATCTTTGGGATGGTATTTCCGCGTTTGGCGCGTGTATCACCCTTTTGGACAGGAATCTTTTTTGCAGCTTGAGCGTCTTTTATTGCCTTCTTTGCTTTGATAAACGCGGATTTTTCTGTTGCAGTTGCTGTGGCGATGATGAACGCATCTTCCAGTGATGGAAGGTTGCGGTTAATCATTACATCTATCACTTCCTTGACTGCGTCTTCATTGTCGCGCAGTTCGGGATGCGATTTCATCAGATTTTGTATATCTGTTTCTACCTGCAACCTGGTTTCGAGTTCAACAACTCGATTCTCAAGTTCCGTTGGTTCTGCTTTAGGCTCCGATTCCTCGGATTGTGAAACCTCTTTAGGTTCCATGAAAAGTGGATGTGAATCAGCATCGTCACCAAGATAGTCCCTAACGGCATCGAGCAAATCACTGTCATCTCGTAACGCCATCCATTTATCCATTTCAGCCTGGAGAGCTTTGCGTTCTGTTGAGACGTCCTGTGATTTCTTCGTATTTGACTTTTGCCATTCGCTTCTATTCTCGCTGTCGGTTTTCCAGTTTTCAATATCCTTTAAGGAATATTGTTCACCGGAGATTTCAAACACATCCTTGTTCTCTTCCGGCTCGGATTGCTCTTCTACGAGCTCCTCACCGGCAGCATCGGAGGCTTCCACCTCGTCATGAACCTCTTCCCCCTCAATGGGGGCTGCTTCGCTGGTTTCTGAAGAATCTAATGGTTGCTCAATAATTGAGTCCATTACTTCATCGGTTATATCTAAATTGTAATAGGGGGTATCATAAGTTGATTCAACATCTGATGCTTCTACTTCTTCGTATTCTATTTTTGACATTATTTGCTCCAGTTGGTCTATTTTAGACGCTGTTAGTTTTAGTTATCATGCATTTTTTTGCGTTTTTTGCGATTCTCCGCCTCCCGCATCTGGGTTCTGGTATAGTCCAAAGATGTTGGTACTTTAATTTTTGACACCATTTTTGCACTCTGTTTTTGAGCTTGAAACCGCTTTTTGCGTTTTTTCTGATTCTCTTCCGCCTCTGCCGTTGCAAGAGATTCATCCCAATCAAGATATGCTTGTTTTCTTTTCTTTTTTCTTTTCTTCTTTTCTTCTAAAGTTATGATTTTGTCGGTATAGTCATCGTCGTCTTTAAACTCTTGACCTCTATCTTTCCAGTACCTCTTATCCCGCCTTCGGGAGCCTTTGGCAATCTGGTCGTCTCTTTCTTGTCTTAGACGTTTTATTTGTGCTTTTTTAACAATTGACACTATCTTTTTCTTTTTCGGTTTTTTGTCACTCATGATATAATAGTCTTTCCTGGTTATTTATTGACGCAATTTCTAACATGTTTACTATGTTATACAAAGTATCTTTGACAACAAGCTATTGATACTGCTCCATCAGTTCAGGGCGCTGTTGAAGAACGGACATGATTTCATCCTCATCTGTGGAGTTCTGCATTATATCTTGAGCTGCTTCATCTTCTGCCTGCACCTTCATTTCTGCTTCCATTTGAATGCGCTTTTCTTCACGTATCTTATTTAATAGCTTTTGCTTTCCAGGGAGCTCAAGGTTTTCAATTACAAACTCTACATCCTGAATTAATCCAAGCTGAACAAGGGAAAGAATCTTTTCCTCAATGAATGCCTTATTGTCTGGCATCATTGAACCTGCTTTAGCTCTTACTCTCATAGGTTTTCCCTGTAGCTCTAAACCGGTATAAGTAAACTGCTGCTCACCGAGCTCATTAGGAATAGTAATGTAATGCTCATCCTCACCTAAATTTTGAATAAATACTAGCCATAGGGCACCAAGCTGCTGTACCGCAGAGTCAATCATCCGTGATTTAAAATCTATTTTAGTTGTTGAACTACGCCTGTAGACTTCCGCCTGAACCCCGCTTGTCACATTGGGCGCCTCTCGCCCTTGAGTGGATTTGTTTACGCCACTGGTAATCTCAAACATGGTTTCCATTAACTGGAAAAAATTAAATACATAGTTCGGTATTGAAGACGGCTGTTTCATCTCTACCTGGCCTGGGCCTGTTTTTGTAATAACTCCACCAGGACGGTTAACAATCTGATTCTTTACACCCGCGGTTTCATCTACAAGCCACATTGGGTTAGCCATTAGGTTAATATTATCCATAACCTGTGAAGCAATTTTATCCATCGATAGGTTTATAGTCTTTAACCGCTTGGGCTCTGGGCGTCCCCAGAATGTGTGCGCTGTACCACCATTCTTTGCAACAATAAAAGGAAATGGATTTTGAATATAATTTTCCTTGTTTAAAAATGGATATGGGGTAGGGCCATCATAAAGTAAAACACCATTGGCAATTGTAGTTAATCTTACGCCAGGGACTTTCTTAACGCCATCATCTTCTTCATATTCAGTGTCTCCATCTTTCCACCAGCACTCAATTAAGAGAGCTCTTTCTTCAAGCTCTTCCATGGCTCTTTGTTTGTTTTCATAGCGCGTAACAGAACCATCTGGATTGGGAATAGATGTCTTACCATCAAAATCAGTATGAGGTTTCATGGCCTCATAGAGATTTAAATTCCCCTGGGCCTCTACATATTTACCGTTTGGATACTTCTTCTTAATATCACTTACTAGAGCTGGAGCTGCATAAATAACCCACTGCGCATCCTCCATTCTTGTTGCCATAGGGTTCACATAAAATGAGAAAGGGTCAACCACGTCACAGTCAGGTAAATCATCATCATTAAAATGAACCTTCATAATACCATTACCATACACAAGAAAATCACTCAACCATTCAGGAATAAGATTTACCATATCTCTCAATTCCCACAAATCATCAAGCTGCTGCTGCATTACATTGGCAATCTCTGTATCCTCATCACTCGCTGAAGAGGGCAAGATGTCAATTTTGGGCGGGCGGGCTGCTAAAATAGGAATCATGGTGTCAATTGCAGATGCAATTAAGTCCATAGTTATCTGATTCTGATTCGATGGCATACCCGGTTGCTGCCAGTGCTTACCATGATAAAGCTCTTCAGATTCTCTCCAGACTCTGTGAGTGTTGCGCTTTGATTCATTTGCAATATTAAAAAATGTTTCAACGCGAGAGATTAACTTATCCTCACCCTTTTTTGGTTTATATACACCTTTTACCATAGCTTAAATCCTTTAATTTTTTAAACAGTGTGTGTTGAACTCTTTATTGCACTGGATATTTATATACATATCCATAATGTATGATTGAGCTTCATATGTTTCACAGTCAGTTAAAAACATTTCTGCCATTTCTTCCTTCTGCACATCATCAAGGTCTTCCCAATTAACATACCTTTCTTCTCTTAAATCATAGACTTTTATGCCATTATCCATACATCATCATCCATGCCTAATATTTCTAGTTCTTTTTCTATCCAGGTTTTTTTCTTTCTTAACTGATGAGGCTTAAAGAAGTGCATCATGCCATACCGTAAGGCATCAACAGCATGGTCTTCACCGTGCGTGTCTAAATCCTCAACCCTGTTTTTATCATATACCTGGATTGGGAATGTCCTGATAAGATTATGACAATTTTCAAATATATACAGCTTTGGTTTCCTTGCTAAATCTTCCATGGGCCCTTCCCAGTCAAGATACTCCCGTAAAGCACTCCAGCCACTTAATCTGTCATTGTTCGCTTTAATTACAGGGATTCCGCTCATTGCCATTATATCCGCTATACCCCTATGGGAAGAAGTAACTGAATCTCTCTTGTTCGTTACTGGGTTCCTAATCCACATAGAGGGGTCACCAACAGTCGCGTTGTAGTCCTCGTTCCCACTTAATTCTATAATCTGTTCAATATGGTGCGGAAGCTCCTTGCCCGGCTCATAGTGTTCCCTATACACAAATACATTCCCATCATAATCAACAGCCATCCATAAACACGCAAATGGGGCACGGAAACCATAATCTATAGCCCTATAGAGAGCATAAGTCTCTGGAATCTCAAATGGCTCAATTACATGAACATCGCGTCGGAATTTCTTAAAAAATTGGCCAGCGAAAACATCCCAGTCACCATCTCTCCATGCACGCCTTAATTCTTCCGGCAATCCATCAAGAAAGTGAATGTAATCAGGGTCGCGGTCAATCAGCGTAGGGTTATCTGTAATCTTCGCAGGAATAAAAATACGCGTTCTTTTTGTAACGCTATCAACATATGTCTTTTCACGGGCAACATCTACCCACCTTTCCTTAACCCATTGATGCCCTGGCCCACCTGGGTTAGTCGTAGCAAAAACTTGCGCCGGTAAACCAATTGTGCTCCTACAGCTCGAAACTAGTTTTAAGTACTGCTCCTCTTTAGGGATTTGAGTCAATTCCTCTATTAATTCTTTTTGATATTCATGCCCCTGGTACTTCTCATAAGCATTCTCATCCTTCAAGTGGCCAGTTCTAATCTTTGCACCACTGGGAAATCGAAACTCTGCAGGGTTACCAACAACCTCAACGCCCAAAGGAAGATAAAAATGGCGCGCCCTATCAACCCAATCTCGTAAATCTTCTACATTCCTGCGCACAACAAGAGCCCGGTACTGCGGATGGCTAACATAATCAGGCTCAATTAACCACGCCAAACCCGCTTCAGTCTTACCACCACCACGGGCACCACCATACAATACCTCAAATTCACTCCTTTGAAGAGCTTCGGTCTGGGGGCCAATATGGGGCTTCCAGGCTATGCGCTGTATTTCTTGTGTGTTTTCATGTGTCATAAAAAAAGCTCGCCCTAGGTACCAAATTTCAACGCATTCATAAGTTCATGCATGTGTTTTTCAATATCTGTGGTATTAAAAGCCAGGTTTATTATTTTTTTATTTTTGGAAAACGTGTTTTTCAAAGTTAAGTACCTATAGGATTTTCGCTATACATATATAAGTGTTCATTTGTTCATTTGAGAGGAGATATGAACATATAAACAGTCTGGACGGAAAGGGTTGCTCACAGGATGAGCGAAATAATAATGACTGTTCATGACATGGCATGCAGGTACTTCCCCTCGGCATGGGGTACCCCTAACACCGGCCAATATTAATCGATTAGCAGGCACAGATTTCATCATAATATGACACAATAATGACACATAACTACCCTTCCTCCTCTGTAAAGTGGGGGTTATCAACCCTCACCTCATCAATATCAATAGGCTTCTTTGTAGGCAGTACAATGACACCTAGCTGATTAATCTGCTCACCTCTCATCTCTATAGCCTTCAGTGATGGCATGGCCTTATCCATTACCTTCAAGAGCACTGGCTGGTAGTTCTTATTCCCCTCGCCCTCTCCTAAAATCCTTGTAACTTCACTTATTACGAGAGTTTTGACGTCATCACTCAATACAGTTAAAGTAGATTTAGGCCGTCCGGCGGGATTAAGGGCCTTTGAACCCTTCATCAATCGGCCAGCCGAATCTCGGAGCACAGCAGGCGCTGTTTTACTGCTTTCTTTTAGTGGATTAACTGGATTATTAATTACTGTCGACTTATCGCTCACATTATTATCAATTATTGCAAATTCCATGGGCAATATTACCATAGTATTCTAGTCAGTCAAATGTATCTTTGACAACATTTAATTAATTAATCACTTGACACCATTGGTTAACATGGTTTACATTGGCACTAGAATATGAGACACTTAACAACAGAAAGGATAAATCATGAAACACACAAAAGGTAAATGGAACGTAAAGGAAATCCGTGAAAATTTAAACGGGCTTAGTTCTTTTGTTAGTTATCAAGTCGTTAATGATGATGAAGTGGTAATAGCCAAAGAGACAACAGAAGCCAACGCCAACCTAATCGCATCAGCACCTGAAATGCTTGAGGCGTTGAAGTACATAAATAAAGAATGCGTTAAGATGAACAGAGGAGATTATGACGAAACCCCTGAAAAGATAGACTATGTTTTTAGTGGGATATGGAAAAAAGCAGAAGAAGCAATCGCCAAAGCGGAGGGGAAATAATGAATTATCAAATCAAAATAATATCCATAGGACTTATGAACGCATATTCTTTTGAAATTGTATCTAAATGGGATGCCGGGGATTTTAATAACGGTCATTGGGTATTTGACACTCTTGCAGAGGCTAAAGATGCTATTATAGCATATATGCACGAGCAGCAACCCCAAACTGTAAATGACCCTGTAATCGGAGTGGGGCCAATAAGAGCTAAAAGACTTTGTGATTTGTGGGATGAGTTCTGGAGTTATTATGATGACGATATGAAAAGGTTGGATTATTTATTGGAAATCACTGATATGAGTCTGGAGGAAATAGATAATAAGATTAAGGAGAGACTCATCGCCAAAGCGGAGGGGAAGTAAAATGAAACAATATGAAATAGACAAACTAACTAAAAAACAAATGAGTCTTATTATTACTTCCGCTTTGTTCAATATGCCGATAGAAAACTTCA